CTGCTTCACGAGACCAACGTACGTATAGCTTTGTGTGTTCTTGTTGTAACGAACATACGGACTACTCATAAAGAGATCATGTGGAACGAGGAAAGCGTCATCTTTAACCCCGTTAGGGATGTACTTGAAAAAGCGCATTTCCGATGGTAATGTAGCAATCACATCGTCGCAATAGTCCTGCCAGAACATCTCTGTTCTTGCATTTCTAAAGCATAGGTTGTGAAACTTAATTAAGGAGGATAACGAATCCAATCTATAATCAAGTATGACGGGCCTTACGGCACTTCCATTGTAATAATCTTCCCCGCATGACTCTCTAAACGGACCCGAAGTGAAAGTTTTCGTGGTATTATACGAAAAACCTACATACTTAAGTACGCGAAGGAGGTTCTTAGCAAGCGGAGCCTCAATAATCATATCATCGCCGTATACATGACTTCCGCCGGGTCCAATGATGGATCCGACAGCATGCATGAGCGATGCGAATATGAGACTCTGTAAGGGAAAATTGAAACCGTTACCCTGACTGGTGAATTTTGAATACTTGACAATTTTCTCGTCAAGCTCGAAATACTGGCTCCTTACGGAGTTCAGAAAATCGAACCAATCAGGTGGCAATAAGCACTTCACTATACCGATCGATAAAGAGTCCGATGCATTGGACAGATCGATAGTAGCAAAATCGCCGGTAATACTGCCTCGTTTGGCAAGTTCCTGGTTACGGCTTTGATCGCTAAGATCAATACCAACACGTTTGAGCTTCGAGGTTATCATTTCACCGATACCCTTCTGAACAAACATGTTACCATTAGGTTCCACTGCAATAACTCTATGAATTTTTGCAGTTTTTGGGACAAATGCGATTTTATTATGTTTCACTATTACAGACTTGTCTGTTAACGCCTCACCTAGAAGTTTATAGGTGAATGGATACCCGTACTGATGAGCAAAACACTCACCAATATGATGGTTCCTACTGACGGCAGCACGGAAGTAATACCAGGCCCCCATTGTAACTGTACAATCCGCAAGCACCTTGCCCATAAGGGAGGTATCAGGAGAAGGACAGCCAATAGTGGCGCCCGGCCCGAAGTTGCAGTTACCCAAACATGCGTCGACATCTAAAGAACCGAGTACGTAGCTGATATAGTTACGCGCCCGATCCAGGATGCCGTGCATAGACGATCCGCGGTGGTTTGCGGGTCGGGGTGTATCAAGCAAAGCGAATAATTTATTAACTCGCCTGCATTTCTCCTCCACCTTGTAGAAATTATCTTTAGCCCGTTGTTCTGGGTCTAAATTTAATTCTTGCGAAGTAAAAGGGTACTTTTTGATGATACTCACAACCTGATTCGCTGCAAAAGTTTCTGCAGCTGTGCCATGCAATAGCGGCACGGAATCAGCAAATTCTATTAGGTCACGAGGTTTTAAACTCTTTGG